ATGGGCACCATGAGCGGCGAGGAAGCCAGTCCGGGACTTCGGGAGACGGGCATCCGTGAGCGGTCCCCCGGCTCGTACGAGCTGCGGGCCTACAACGCCGAGAAGGGCCGCCAGGAGACCACCACCTACGTCCACTCCCGGCGGGAGTGGGGCGCCGGAATCCGCACCGCCCGGTCCCGGCGGGCGCAGCTCGTGGCCGACATTGCCGCCGGCAAGTACGGCGGGTCGAAGGGGACGCTGGGCTACCTGGTCGACGCCTACATCGACCAGCGCGAGAGGACCGGCGCCAGCCCCACCACCATCAGGGGGTACCGGTCGATCGCTCGAGCGGTGGCGGCCGGGCCCGGGCCGAAGAAGCTGGACAAGCTCTCGTCCCGGGATCTCGACGGCTGGTACGCCGACCTGATCGCCGGGGAGATGACGCCGGCCACGGTGCACCACCACCACCGCCTCGTCTTCGCCGCCCTGCGCCAGGGGCGGAAGTGGGGCTGGGTGGCCTCGAACACTGCCGAGCTGGCCACCGTCCCGAAGGTGCCCCGGTCAGAGCTCAAGGTGCCGCCGCCGGCCCGGGTCGTCGCCCTGATCGACCACGCCGAGCTCTCGCGGGCCCCGGACATGGCCACCATCATCGTGACCGCTGCCCTGACCGGTCTACGCCGGGGTGAGCTGTGCGGGCTCAGGTGGTCGGACATCGACTGGCACGGACAGACCATCACCGTCCAGCGGTCGGTCTGGCAGGCGGGGAAGGACTGGGGCGTGAAGGACCCGAAGAGCCACCAGGTGCGGGTGATCCCGGCCGGGCCCCGGGTGCTGGCCGCCCTCACGGCGTGGCGACTCCGGGCCGAGCGAGAAGCCAGGGCCGCAATGGTGGAGGTGGCCGACGACGCCTATGCGTTCGGTCCCGACCCCGACCAGGCGGTGCCGAAGATGCCCGACGTGATCAGCCGGCGATTCCGGCTGCACTGCCAGGCCCTCGAGGAGGTGACGGCAGAGGAGGCGGAAGAATCCGGCCGGGCAGTGACGGTCGCCGACCGCTGGCCCTACCGGTTCCACGACCTCCGGCACTACCAGGCCACCGAGCTCATCGCCGCTGGGCTCCCCATGGTCACCGTGAGCCGGCGCCTCGGCCACGCCAAGGTGTCGACGACCAGCGACATCTACGCCCACGACACTGACGCCAACGCCCTCCTGGCGGCCGGAGCGCTGGACTCCGGGCTCGCCCGGTAGGCTGCTCCCGGAGCCGGCACGCCAAATCGAACCTCGAGGGTTCGAGAAGGAGGTGCATGATGTCCAAAGGCTCAGCCAAGAAGATCGCCGTGGCCACTGTCGCAGTGGCGATCGTCGAGCGGATCGCTTCGACCCGCCCGGGCGACGGATGGTTGGAGATCCGCCGGGCCGCCAGAATCGCGGGTCTCGCACTGATGGTGGCCGGGGCGCTCGACCTATAGAGCGATTCCCGACGAATAACCCCGGACGCGACGAAGCGCCCCGACCCATCACGGGCCGGGGCGCTTCGTCTCTGGTGGCGGGGGCCGGAATCGAACCGGCGACCTCCGGGGCATGGACCCGGCGAGCTTCCTACTGCTCCACCCCGCTCAGATGTTCCACCGATTGGTCATTGCCTTGCGGACCCCGTCCACCACGCCGATGGCGAAGTAGACCGGGCCGAGCAGCGCCACGGCGGCGTAGAACGCCAGCCGCTTCACTTCGGCGCTGGGATCAGCCCGACGACGAACTGTACGATCCCGGCCACGGCTGCTGTGATGGCAGCCAGGATCAGGGCGACGACCGACGGCAATGAGGTGATGCCGGCAGCGCCTCCGACGAGCTGGGCACCGAAGATGCTGAGGAAGGTCACGAGAACCGAGACGAGGAACTGGTAGCCGGCGGTATTCACCTTCAGTGTGATCCCGAGCACGTTGTATGGGGTTCCGACCACCGGTGCCGGCAACGGCTGCGGTACGGGGATGAGCCCGAGCATGACGTGCGCCACGGCAGTGACCCCAGCGGCGGCCGCCGAGGTGAGCAGTGCGATCAGGGCTGGGATCGACACGACGTGGGTGGCGCCGGCCACCAGCTGCGCCCCGAAGGCCAGCAGGAAGATGGCCAGGTAGTGAGCGATGACCTGCGAGGCCGCCGGGGAGAACCCCGGGATTCGAAGGGTGGTTTTCATGGTGTTCCTTTCGGGTGGGCCAGCTGGTAGGCGTGGATGGTGTCGATGCGAGACGACAGCCGGGCGCACTCCACTGGGGAGACGGCGACCCGGAGCTGGTTGTCCTGTTGGTCCTCACCACTGTCGGACCAGTTCGTCGAGCCATCGAAGAGCACGGTGCCGTCGATCACCCCCGCCTTGAGGTGCATGATGCCGCCCTTCTCCGACGTCCCGACGCTGATGTCCGTCGTCGTGAGCCCGGCCGCGGCCAGCAGCTCCTTCTCGTGCGCCCCGGATGCCTGGGACCTGTCCAAAGTGAGGCGCACGGTGATGGCCGGGTCCTTCATCGCCGCCACCAGAGCGGCAACCAGGGACGCGTCGTCGAAGCCGTACATCGCCACGTCGATCGACTCGCTGGCCGAACTGATGACCGCCATCAGGACGCCATGGACGTCGTCGACCGGCGAGTAGAAGGTGCGGACGTCGGTCGGCCATTCGGGCGGGAACGGCTCCGCTGCGAACTGGTCGAGTGTCGACAGATCGGTGAGCGGGCTCACTGCAGATCAGCGATCACGGCCCAACATGTGATGGCGCTTCCGACCGTGGTCCAGTAGCCGTACTGCTGGTAGATGTTGCTCGCCCACTTCGACTGCTCCTCGAGCGTGCCGATCGACGACGGCACCTCCGGGTCCGAGGCGTTGCGGATCGACAGCCATGCCGGCGGATCCGTCAAGCTCGACAGCGCCAGCGGCAGCGTGGCGTCGTCCATCTCCTCGGTGTGGGCCTGGGGGTCGTCTTTCACGACCCCGTAGCTGTCGTCGGTGTCGTCGAAGCCGAAGTAGTCAACGGTCTCGACGTCGCCGGTGTTGTCGGAGATGAACACGATGACCGGGATGCCGTTGTACGTCCGATCCCTTGGCGTCAGGTGGTCGGGGAGCTGCGCCGCGTTGATCTGGGCCAGCGATGTCCGGGCCAGCTCGAGGTTCGGTCCGGTGGGGGTGAAAGTGTTCATGAACCGCTGCTGGGCCCACGGCTTGCCGGCGAACGTCTTCGTGCAGTTGAACTTGGCCGAGTTGCAGATGAAGACGTCACCGAGCTCCGTGGTCATCCCGATGCCGCCAGCCGTCCCCGTGGTGATGACGAGGGACGGCTGCACCTCAGCGACCATCTGCGCCCACAGCTGAACGATCGGGGCCGATGCCCCGTCCGTAGCCAGGTGAAGCTGTGAGTGGACGCACAGGACCCGCTTGGAGCCGATCTGGGTCAGCTGGTAGGTGGCCATGCACTCGGCGTCCCGGGCCGGTGATCGGCCGGTCAGTTGGGGCCGGTAGGCGTCCCAGTGCTCGGCGTACTTCGCCCACCCGTAGACCTGGTGGCCCGGCGTCAGGATGTCGGAGAGGGCCTGAGCCTCGGCAGCGGTCCAGGTGACCACGAGAACGTCGGCCTTCGGCAGCGGGACCGACGGGTCGACCGGCGCCATGTCGATCGGCGTCGGGGCGAGCCCGGCCGGCCAGGGGATCGGCGCGAGCTGGTCCTGGGCAGCTGCTGGCGCCGTCAGGCGCTCGAGGAGGGCGTCGGCCATGGTCACGCTCCTTCGGGCACGTCGGTCGAGCGCCCGGTGTTCTGCACGTACGAGGTGATGTCGTTGAGGACACCGGCCACCGGGTTGTTGTCGGGGTCGGTCGTGTAGAGCCCAAGGATGTCGGCTATCTGGTCGAGTGCCTCGGCGTCATCCCAGATCCGCTCGCCCATCACGCCACCTTCAGGTAGCCGTCGATCGCCGCCAGGTCGAAGCCCCGGGCGTCGCCGCCCTTGGTCACGAAGGCGGGCGGCACCACGGCGTACGCCTGGACCACGTAGGTGTGCCACCACTGCCAGGTGATGAGCACCGTCGACCCCCACGTGACGGCGATGACGCCCTTGGGCGTGTAGCCCACCGGGGCCACGCAGTGGCCGCCCTCGATGTCGTAGTCGGCCGGCGTGCCGGTCAACTCCCACACCCCGGACCCGTTCGGGCGGAACTGCTGCTGGGCTACCGCCGGCAGGTTGACGGCGATGTAGAGCCCACCGAAGATCCATACCGACTGCTTGACCAGCGTGGTGTTCTTCACGTTGACCGAGGCGAAGCCGCCGTTCTGGCTTCCGAAGAGCCCGGGCGTCTTCCACGGGGTGAGGACCTGTGGGAGTTGCAGGCCGGTGTCTGGGCCGCCGGTCAGCCCCAGGTAGACCCGGCTCACCACGACATCGCCGGGGTAGGTCCACGGCTCGTCCGTCACGGCCGCACCCGCCTGGTCGAGATGGACCGCACCGGCGATGGTGCAGTCCCCCAGGGTGTCGTTGTCGGCCATCGGCCACTCGACCTCCGGCGCAGCCACCGTGGGCGGCGGCACGGGGATGGGGGCGGTGGCGAAGCACTCCAGGTCGGGAACGATCGACGGCAGCGGGTCGTGGATCAGGCCGAGCTTGTAGCGGGGTTCCGTGTCGGTGGTGGTCATGGTTCTCCTCAGTGCTTGGTCAGTGCGGTTGCGATGGCGACACCCCAGACGGTGCCCATGAAGTTGGCGAGGCTGACGGCGCCGATGATGGTCAGCGACTTCCGGGTCCTCCACCCGTTGCGGATGATCTCGTCGAGGGCCAGGGCGGCACAGATCAGCCCAGCCACCCATCCGAGAACGTCGAACGCCCCGGCCACCGGAGCGTTCAGCCGGGCCTCGAACACGACCATGACCGTGCCGAAGATGTCGTTGGCGCACATCGCCACAAAGGCGAGCAAGGCAGTGACCCAGAGCGGCGTGGCTCGGACCTTCTCGGCAAGCTGGGTCATCGAGCGGCCTCGGCGATGTCGTGACGGTCGGCCGTGGCGGCGTCGAGCTTGTCCACGGCGGTCGATGCGAGGCGCGCCGTCTCGGCCTGTCTGTCCGCGACGCTGTCGAGCATCGCCTGCAACTTCTTCAGGTCATCCTTCACGGTGCTCCCGCCGTTGGTCGTGAACTCCGACTCGATGGCCAGGATGGATGCGTCCTGGTCCGACAGGTGCAGGTCGACGGTGGCGAACCGGTCGTCGATGGAGTGGAACCGCTCGATCATCGAAGGGATGGCCTCCGAGAATGAGGTCTCCGGGCGACCGATGATGGCCTCATGGACCCGGGTCAGGTGACCGACGGCCCGGACAATGGCCCACACGATGGCGAGTGCCACGGGGACGGCGATGACGATGCCGGCGACCTCGTACCACTCGGCGAGGAGGGCTGAGGCGATCACAGCTTGTTGTCTCCCCACCCGCCTCCCGGCGCTGCCGCCTGGGAGAAGATCCACGGGTTCCCGGTCGAGTCCTCGACGCAGATGACGTTGTTGCCACCGACCAGCGACACCTGCGGGACCTGGTCGGGGATGGTGGCCACGGCGGACGACACCGTCGGCGTGGTCGGGCCGATGATGACCTCGCTGCTCCACTCGCCGGATCCGGTCTTCTCCCACCAGTGGATCAGCTCGCCGTTGGCGACCTGGACCACGTCCTGCTGGCCAGACTTGAACGACAGACACGGTGAGACGGCCATGGATTCCTCCGGAGTCGGTGGGGCAGGTGGCTGGACGGTGCGACAGACGGTGGCGGCGAACTCGGCGGCGGTCACGTGGGCGATCGAGGCGTCGCACTTCCCGATGCCGGGGAAGTCGACCGGGCCGAGACCGGCCGAGACGTAGACCCCGTCGGTGTACTGCCAGGCGACGTGGGGGATCGTGGGCTCGGCGGTCTCGTAGCTGGCCGGCCAGGCCCACGACGGGGGCGGCGACTGCTCGAGCAGCGATGCCGGGCCGTAGGTGCCGACGTGCCAGCGATCCATCCCGAGCGTGGAGGCGATCAGCGTCGCCGCCTGCTCCCGCTGGACAGCGTTCGGGGTGCCTGCCCCTGGGGTCTCCTCCCAGTCGATGCAGACGGCATCACCGGGGAGCAGGGGCCCGAGCGTCTGGGTGAACGCCCCGACCTGCGGGGCGATGGCCTGGTCCGCCCGGAGCCCCATGTACCAGACCACGCACGTGAACCCCTGCGCCCGGATGGCGGTAATGCGCCCCGCCGGCACGGTGATGGCGGTGCCCCAGCTGATCTGGCACGCCAGCACCGGGTAGCCGGCCCGGAGGGCGGCGAAGTCGACGTCGGGCTGGTAGTTGCTGATGTCGGGGAAGACCAGGTCGGGCATCGCTCACCTTCCACTGTCAATCGGGCCCGGGCGGGCGTACCCTGGACGCATGAAGAACCTCAGTGCGGGACGTGCTGCAATCGTCGGAGCGGTGCTGATCGGAGCGGTGGCCATCGGAACCGTGGCGTTCGCCGCCGGGTCGCACTCATCGCCGCCGGTCCAGAAGATCGCCCTGTCCGACTCGACCACCTCGACCACGACCACGGTGGCCATCGCTCCGGCCACGACGACGACCCAAGCTCCTGTCCCGACCACCGTCGAAGCGCCCACCACGACCACAACGGCTGCTCCCGTGGAGAGCACGACCACGACCGTGCCGGTGGTGACGACGACGACGACCGATCCAAACGCGCTGCATCTGGCATCCGGTGGTGGCGGTGGTGCCGAGGAGGCACGCATCCTTGCTCAGGGCCCGCTGCCGATGTGTGACCTGACTGCATCGTGGCTGCCAGCGACCGGGTTCGTGGAGGGCAAGTACCAGGTGGCGCAGGTGGGCGACAGGGGAGGGTCCCAGCCGGGCGGCAGCTACTGCCTCGACCTGCCTGGTCAGTAGGGGATCACCACCAGGTTGCTCCCCGTGAACCGGACGGTCTGACCATTCGCGCTCATGTAGGCCATGGTGAACGTCACTGGGCCGGGCGTTAGCCCGGAGAACAGGGCGCTCCCGCAGGCGGTCGACTGGATCGACGGTGTGACCTCACTCCCACCAGGCAACGGCGAGACGGACATGCTGGCGATTCCGGTCGCGGCTGATGCCGCACCCGGGGACACGCCGATCAGGCCCTGCCAGTAGACCGTCTGGTCGATCCCACCGTCGATACCTATGATTGCTGAAGCAATGACCAGGGCCCGCCCGGACTGGCCCACCTGGACGGTGGTCGCCGGGCCGCTGGTGCCGTTGTAGATCCACGACTCGGACGTGGTGTCGAACTCCGTCGACCAGGACCCCTGCGACGGCGCCTGCACCTGGATGTAGTTCCCGTCGTTGTCGAGGTCGTAGACGGCTATGCCATAGTTCCCGTCAGGGAGCAGGCCGAACTGGAGCCGGGGGTTGCCGCTGTCGTCGGACACGAGCGTTCCCAACTGGGCAGGGATGGTGCCCGCTATGTACCCCGTCTGCATGACCACGTTGCCGACGGCGTCGGTCACGTAGGAGTTCTGCTGCGTCTCCAGCGCCCGGATGCGGCGTTCGATGTCCTGCTGGTTGCCGGCCCACTGGTCGGCCAGGGGGCGAACTCTCACGGCAGGCTCCTCACGACGGCGGCGGGCTGATCGGTGCGACGGCTGGCGGCAGGGACAGGGTGAGCACGTAGGACACGACGCCTTCGTTTGGGACCGTCACATCGACAGCAATGATGCGTAGGTAGGTGTCCAGTCCGCCCGCTTCGATCCACCGGGGGTCGGTGACCGCCACCACCCGCACGTCGTCCCCGGCCCGAACGTCGGTCAGGCCCGGGTTGCCGCCGGTGCCGATGACGGGCAGCGTGACGGTGGCGGTGATGACCGGGTACTCCAGCCGGGCGGCATCCCCGAGGACCGCACCGTCCAGGGCGTCCTGCGTGTTCACGGCCGAGTAGGACTCGACAACTCCGGTCAGTGGCCAGCCTGCGTCGAGGGCGACGACGTCGGGTCCGTAGGTGTGCTGTAGTCCACCGCTCGAGGATGCCGTACCGAAGATCGTCAAGGCCTGGCCACTGGCGTCCTCCGGCCAGGTGTAGTCGATGCACGCATCGAGGTCGATGACGACCTGGGATGCCGGCCCGATCTTGCCCCTCCGGGGGTAGTCGATGTTCAGCGTCCCGACCGGCGTCGACCCCGGGCCGTCCGACCACGCCACGTCCACGCAGTAGTCGAACCCGATGTCGTAGCCGGCGCTGGCCATGTTCGAGATGATGGCGTCGATGGTCTGCCGCTGGGAGATCGGGAAGCTGGCGTTGATCTGGTCCTCGCTGGGGACCGTGCCGGTGACGCTGATAGCCATCCCGCTCATCATCACGTACGGGTTCTGGAGCACGTCGTAGGCGACCCGGGCGGCGATCCGGTTCCCCCCGGCCAGAGCGAACGGGTCGTTCCAATAGGGACCGCCGATCGGGCTGTAGGTGTAGTCCGCTGCCTGCAGCTGCGAGCCGAGGTAGCCCCACGTCTCCGTGCCCCCGAGCGGCACCACGAGGGGCGTGGCGGCCTTCTGGTAGGTCCTGGTCTCGATGAGCCCGCCCCAGACGATCCTGCCGTTCAGGTCGATCGCCAGGTAGGTCCGCCCCGGCCGGGATGCGGCGAAGGGGTGCAGGGCCTGGACGGCTGGATCCGACAGCGGGATCTGCCCGGAGAACGTACCGGAGCCGTTGAACCGGTTGCCGAAGGTCACGCCGGTCAGGGGGAGTTCGGCCAGCAACGTCATGCTCATGGCATCGAAGGCGAAGTAGGTGAACACCGCCGGGCCCGTGACCGGCTCGACCGGCGGAAGCGACCACCCGTCCCCGCCGAGAAGCTCCCGGCCAAGCAGGTCCCTGCCGAGCATTACACCACCGGTCCCTGGCCGGACCAGTTCGACTGGGATGCCTTGGACCAGGACCCGAGGGGTGGGCCAGATGCAGATACCGTCACAGGCTGACTAGCCATAGCACTCGGCCCACCGTTGTTGCTCACTGTCTGTCCGGTGAAGGTCTGCGTGGTCGAGGTCCCGGCCGAGTTCGTGACCGTCAGCGTGACCGTGTAGGTCCCACCCGCTGCGTAGACGTGGGTCGGGTTCTGGGCGGTCGAGGTGTTGGAGTCCCCAAAGTCCCACGCCCAGTCGACGATGGTCCCCGCTGGCGATGTAGATGTATCGGTAAATGCAACAGACAAACCAGCGATAATGCTGGTAAACGACGCCGTTGGTGCCTGGTCAGGGAGAAAAGTCGCATTGGGGTCACTGCGAGTATCGTCACTGTTTACCAAGTTCCACGTTGCGGTCTCATAAGTGCATAGGGGACCGTCTTCAACGGCGAATAGAACATGCTCTCTGTCAGGAGCAAACGATACGGAGTTGGTGTTCGGATTCAGGTCTAGTTCTTCAAATAGCAGAAGCCCAGCGCCGGGGAGAGACTGTGCGGTTATCATCGCCCCCCCACCGGTGTGCAAAGATGCAGTAGCAAGCCATTGGCCACCGGAGTCAATGGCCATTTGATTGATTTCCTGCAGCTCCGTCGGTGCTGTGAAGCTGCCCACAGCACCGGTCGAGATGTCAATGGGAACGATGGTGTCCGTTACGAAGCCATTAACGTACACCGTTGAGCTATCAGGGGAAACTACCATACAGTAGGTGTATGTAGTGCCCGATGCCACAGTGCGAATCAGGGTCCTAGTGGCAATATCGTAGAACGAAATGTTCCCCGAACTATTGTAGAAACCGACGATCAGTGTGCCTCCATCGGGGGTGATGGCGAGGCCAAACGCCTGTGGGCCTACTGGCAACGGAGTGCCTGCCGTGATAGTACCCGCCGTTGTGTCGATGGCATATGGATGGGCAGTGCCAGCAGAGTAGTCTGTTACCCAGACCGTCGATCCATCTGGGGAAACTGCAACGGCCCGTTGGTCGGGTTGAGTAACGTATGCGTCCGGCCATGCTCCGGTGGTACTAATCAGCACAACATGATTTCCATCCAGGGCGATGAAGGCTTTCCCGTCAGGTGTGGGCGCAGGATTCGTATTTATGTCTGACAAACTGGCACTGCCGTAGGCAGAACCAAAAGAGTAGGTATTGAGATCGAATGGATAGTAACGCTTACTAGAGTTATCCCAGACAACAGCAACGGCAGTAGTCATGATCAGACCCCCGTCAGGACGATCACGCCGGTCAGCGCACCGCCGGTGGCGGGTAGCGTGATCGACGTGGTGAGCCCCGCTGGTGTAGGCGTGTAGGACCCGAGGCCGTTCGTGGTGGACCAGGCCCCCTCCACAGCGAACGGGGTGGCGAAGGTGAACGTCTGCCCACCGGCGTCATCGAAGGCGTTGAGCGTGATCGTGTACTGCTTGAGGTAGGTGCCGGGGTTGACCTCAGTGAGCACCGCCGTCCCGCCCACTGACCCGGTGAGCGTGTGCGTAGCCGGACTGGTGCCGCTGACCACGACTGTGCCGTTGTGGTTCCAGAGCTGGCCGGCGTTCGACGGGTCGGAGGTGGGCAGGTTGGACATGACGACCACGCCGGGGGTGGTGAGTCCACCAGGCAGCGGGACCGGGACAGGTGCCCCGCCCGATGCCCCCCATGAGATGAGCCCGCCCTGGGCACTGTCGATCGTGTAGCCGTTCGTGGCGATGATGTCGTAGATGGTGTTGCCCTCTACGAAGATCACGGCGGGGAACGTCCATCCGTCGGGAATCGGATTGCTGTTGGCGTCGAGCAGCAGACCCGAGCCGATGTTGGTCCCGACGGTCAACAGGGCATCGAGGGTGACGATACCGTCACCCGGCGTGTACCCAGCCGGAGTGCTCGTTACTGGGACGGAGAAGGGACCGCTACCGCCGTAGGAGAGATCGAGGACGGTGGCACTCGATCCAGATGTAAACCACACGGCATCGACAGGGCCATCTGGGTCGTAGCCGGTCGTGCAGACCCACAGGCTCCCGTCGTCGGTGTTGACGAGGAGCTGTCCGGCGACGGCATCGACACCGCTGTTGGTGTTGCCCGGGGCGGAGCTGCCCTCGACTCTGAGTCCGGGAACGGTGGTACCGACCTGGTTCCCGGTCGGTCCGTAGACCAGGGTGAGCCCACTGCCCTCGTTGAAGAACGTGACGGCGAATCCCTGGATCACACCGCTGCCATTGACCTCCGCAACCGCCGGGATGTCGACAGGGAACCCGGACAGTGCGCCCGGTAGGACGACGTCGAGGAAGCCGCCGACGGCCGGGTTCCACGACAACCCGTTGAGCACCTGGCACTCGACCGGTCCGTTCCCGTTGTACGACAGGCTGAGGGTCGGTGCACCGCCGCCCCCACCGCCGGACGGCGGCACGAGCTGCTTGCCGACGATGGCCCCGTTCGTGATCGACGTGATCCCACCGGCCACGTATACCTCAGCGATCAGGGCGAAGCCACTGGGCACGGCCGGCTTGACCGGGCCGAGGGTTACCCCGTCGGGCACCCAGTTGGCCACGAAGCAGGGATCTCCGGCGACCACCGAGGGGTCCCCGGAGTCGTCCACCACGACGATGTCCCGGCGGTCGTGCGACGACGCCGTGGCGATGGCCAGGTCGGCGTTGGCGTTGACGGTCACCGGCGATCCGCCGATCAGGGCCGACCCGGCGGCCACGGCCACGGCCATCGCTGGCGAGTCGAGCGCTGTGACCGCACAGCCGGACACGATCCCGGTGCCGGCAATAGCGCCGGCCAGGGATCCGAGGTCGACGGAATCGGTCAGGGCCTGGCCCGGGTAGGTCGGGTCGGACTGCTCGTCGGGGAAGATGAAGGTCACAGAGTCTCCTCGGGTGGGCGGATCAGGAACCGATGGCGAGCCACGAGAACTCGACGGCACCCGTGTCGAGGGACGTGCCGCCGACGTAGACGTGGGCCGAGAACCCGGAACCGGACACGGTGCCGATGTTGACGACCACGCCGCCGGCCTGGTCGAAGGCGGTGACGATGACGGCGATCTGTGAGTTCGGGAACGAGTCCTCGAAGTCGACGGCGATGAACCCATCGCCGTCGGTCGTGCCCGACTTGGTGCCCGCCTGCGTCAGGACGCCGCCGTTCTGCGCCGCCGGGGCCGAGCCGTGGATGGTGCCCCCAACGCCGAAGAGGCTGCCGCTGAACCCGCCCCCGAGAGCGAGGATCGGGGCCGTGTTGGCGATGTCCCCGGTCGTGATCGTGGTGGCGTTGGCCGGGACGGCGATCAGGGCCAGCTCGAGCGCATTGTCGGGGAGTGACGGTGGTGACGGCGAGCCGGCCGGGGTCCCCGTGATGACGACCAGGGTGGCAGAGTTCGTGTCACCGGCGTACTCGGAGTCGGCGACGACCACGGCGACGATGTCATACCGGGGGTTCGTCGGGTCGGACGCCTCGATGCCGAGCGTCACATCTGCGTCGTTCAGGACGTAGTAGCTGCCCTGGTAGTCCACGTCGTCACCGGCCACCCAGCAGTGGCCCGGGCCGACCACCACGGACATGGCCGGGGTGGCCGCCTGCGAGACGACGAGATTATTCGGGCGGAATACCCCACCGTTGGGCGAGTTGGGCCCGGGGTAGCCGGCCGCCGTGTTCAGGGCCAGGCGAACCTGCTGGGCGGTGACGCTGGCGTTCTCGTTGGCGTACGGCGGGGTGATGAGTGCCATGGGATCTCCTCAGAGGATGTAGGCGTCGGCCCACTGGACCGTGAGCGTGCCGTCGACGTGGCCGGGATCTCCGGAGGTGAACTGGATCTCGTTGTCCCCGGGGTTGATCGGGAACCACTGCGACCCGGGGATGACCCAGTTCCGACGAGGGGCCCCGGCCGTGGTGTCGGCGGTGATCAGGACGACGCTGTGCACACCTGGCATCGTGTTGATGATGAGCTGGTCGCCGGGGTTGAGCGTCCCGTTGAACGCGAGCGCCGGGCCCCCGGGGATGGATCCGTTCTCGATGGCCGGGTCGATGCACGGTCCCGTCACGATGAGGATCGGCCACATGGGCACGTTGCCGGCGTTGGCCGCATTGATCCCGCCCCACGCACCTCCGGCCCCGAAGGTCAGCGGGAACGTCCAAGGGAACGTCGCTCCCCCTACCGAGTTGTCCATGCCCACCGTGGCCGAGTAGGACGGTGCCCCATAGAGGACGGAGTCCGTCGAATGGAACAGGACGGCGATGTTGGCCAGCCCGAGGGATGCTGCAATGTCGAGGGGGATGACCCGGTCGACCGCCTGCAGCATGGACGACAGCAGCGGGAACCCGGGGAGCTGGATGTAAAAGGGGTACTCGACGTTCCCCTCGGTCGGCGTTGCCGAACCCAGCTCCATCAGTGCGTGGACCAGGCTCGTCCCGTCGGAGATGGCGTCGCCGGTGATGGAGAGATCCCGCCCACCTCGGAGGCTGTAGCCCTTGAACTCACCCGATGCCAGCGCCTTGGGTGCGTTCGCCATCCGGGACGCCGGCTCCCCGAACAGGCCGTCGTAGGTGATCGACCCGTAGGGGGTGCCGGCCCCGATGGCCAGGCCGTTGACCCAGCACTGCCAGTCGTCAAGCGACGGCGGGGTGATGTTGGGGTTGGGAAACGACATCTCACCTCGCCGCCGTCTTGAACTTCCAGGCCGCCTGCGCCTGGACCTGCTCGGGGTTGTCCGTCGGTGCCGAGATGTACTGGTTGATCGTGACGCCCTCGGCCGCAGCTGCTCCCGTGGTCGTGGCCGGCGAGGAGGAGGCTCCCGTGACCGACGTCAGGCCCGTGGCGTTGGCCGTCGTGAGCGGCTTGACGGTCGCCGCCATCTGGGCGAACTTCGACTGCGGGATGATGAACTCCGGTTCCTTCTCGCCGATCAGGGCCAGCGTCGGGGCCGTGACGTAGCCACCCGTGGCGAAACCGGGGATGTGGCTGAGCAGACCGCCAATGACCGGGATGCCGTTGACTCCCGACTTCACGGCCGACTCGATGGCGTGGCCGATGTCACCGGCCACGTTCTCGATCCCGGTGACCAGCCCGTGAATCAGGCCCTCTCCCCAGCCGAGCAGCTTGGAGCCGGCGTCACCCAGGAACCCCAGGATCTTGTCGGGCAGTCCGGTGACGAAATTGAAGATGTCGAGGGACGCCTCCTCGAACCCGGTGAGGGCATGCTCGAATGCACCCTTGGCCCAGTCCCACAGCTTGTCTCCGAGCCCTGCGACCCAGCTGATGACCTTCTCCGGGATGGTGACGACCAGGTCCCGCAGGAGATCTAGTTCCTCCGTAGCCGCCTCGACGGCCAGGTGCCAGGCATCCCGGAACACGTCCTCGATGTCCTTGCCCAGCCCATCGAGTGCCGACAGGATCCGGTGCGGGATGGAGGTTACGAAATCGACCACGGCATCGAACGCCTCAACGACGTCGTGCTTCACGGTCGACCAGTGCTTGTACAGCTCCACGACCAGCAGCCCGACGGGCCCGGTCACGGCGATGAGGATCCCCTCAGCGATGACCTTGAGGTGGCTCTTCAGCCAGTCGAAGGCCCGAACTGCCTCATCCTTGATGAAGTCCCACGCCTTGACCAGATCCTTCGAGATGGTCTTCCAGTGGGTCACGATCAGAGTGCCGATGGTGACCAGCCCCATGAGGATGATCCCGATGGGACCGAAGGCCGTATCAGCAGCGGCACCGGACGCCTCGGAGGCTTCAGCGAACTCGCCCTCGGCCACCTCTGTCTCACCCATGGCCTCGGACATCTCGGCGGCCTGCGCCTTGACCTTCTCCATGGCCTCAGCGATCGAGGCCAGGGACTCGTCGGTCTCCGGTGTGGTCTCGATCAGCTTCTTCTGCGCATCGACGGACCGGAGCGTCGCCTTCTCTTCGCTGAGCATCGCTTTCTCCAGGGCGATGGCCTTCTTGGTCGACTCGGCCTTGGCCTCGGCCTCCTCCCCCAGGACGTTGCGCTCGACGTTGTACCGCTCGGTCAGCAACGACACCCGCTCGGAGAGCAGATCGATTTTCTGCTGCTGGAGGGCAGATGCCTCGGTGACCTCGTCGGACTGGCCGGCGGCGGCCGTGAAGGTGTCCCCGAGGTGGAGCATGGACGACGCCATGTTCTTGACCCCGCCGACCAGCTTGCCGGCGGTCTCGACACTGAACTTGATGACGGCCGCGCCGAGTACGGCGCCGATCACAGCGGCCAGGGCCTCGGCCACGGCCTTGTGCTTGCTGAACCAGGTGATGACCGAGGAGACGACATGGATCGTGGTCTCGATCTTGGGGATCAGGAACTCACCGAAGCTGATGCCGAGGTTGTGGACTTTGGCCTTGGCCACGTCCATCTGGCCGGCCATAGTCTGGCCGTAGGCAGCGGCAGCGCCCTTGGTCTTCTGGGCGAGGGCATCGAGGATCGTGCCGGTGGTCGTCTGGTCCTGGTGCAGCTTCTGCGTCGCAAGCGACAGGTTCAGCTGGGACGACTTGAGGGCATCCGTCGCAGCGGTCCCCTTGAGGGTGCCGGCGGCGATCTTGTCCTGCGTCGCGTGGAGCGCCATCTGCGCCTTGGTCACGCCCTCGGTGGCCGTGTGGATCGCAGCGAGCTTCCCGGACCCGATGTCCAGGTTGATCCCCATCTGCGTGAGCACCCGGGTGCTCCCCGCCTGGACCTTGGCCAGGGCCTGGGATGCGTCGGCCAAGCTGATGTGCTTGTACCGGGCGAGATCGGCGGCCTGCCCCATGAGGGCCATGGCCTTGGTGGGATTGCCCGTCGCCGTGGTCAGTGTGGTCAGCGCGCTAGCAGAGTCCTGGGCATTGAACCCAAGGCTGGACATCGACTGGTAGGTGGCGTCGATCTTCGGCTTGAGCTTGTCGAAGTTGCCGCCGGCATTCGTGACGGCGACCTTCAGCTGTGCCTGCGCCACGTCGAACTTGTCGGCCATCTCGACCGACTCGGCACCGAAGGCCACCAGCCCGGCGGCTCCGGCGGCGAGGGTCACTCCCCCAATGGTCGACAGCATCTGCCCGAACTTCTGGCCCTTGGTGTCGGCCTCGGAGATCTTGGATCCGATCTTCTCGAAGGCGGAGCCTCCAGGGATGCCGAGGCCGTCCAACTTGGAGCCGAGCCGCTCGAATGCGTTGCCGGTACGCTCGGTGGCCCCCTCCATCGAATCGCCCATCCGCTTGGACGTTTCCTCGGACTTGAGCGCCGCCTTGTCCATCTCGGCTGTGTACTGCTTGGCGTCTCCCGTGAGGATGACCGTGGTGGTGCGGGTGGTCATGACACCTCCTCCGGGTCAGTGAAAGCCGATGTCCCTCAGGGCGTCATCCACGGCGTCGAGGACGCCCTTCTCGACCTCCTCCGCCTTGGCATCCATGGCCGGGCCGAGGAAGGGACGGGCCGGCTGATCCACCCATGGGGTGCTCGATGTGCCTCGCCTGCCGTTGCCGAACACAGGGTGGCGGAACGAGCCGCTCTTGCCCTTGTTCTCGAGCGGCGCTGCACCAGGGGCCTTCGGGCCGCCGGCCACGACCTTGACGTTGAACCCACTCGTCCGGACGACGATGGACTTCGGGATGCGGGTGGAGAAGCCGGCCCGCTCCTTCGCTTCCTTGGCCACGACCAGGCCGAGGGCCCGCATCTTGACTCGCAGATCCTTGGTGACCTCCGGGCCGACCTTCTTCAGGTCACGGGCCAACGACTTCAGCTGCGTGGTGTCGAGGACGATGCTGTCACCGCTGAGCGAGGTCCTAGCCATTGGCCTTCTCCCGGAGAACGTCGGCCTGGTCCATCAGGACGTAGGCATCCATGAGGGAGAGGTGGTCCCACTCCCACGGACGGATCTGGAAGTAGACGACGAACTGCGTCAGGTATCTCCACCGGAGCTCGTCGAGGCGACGGCCGGTGAAGGCTGCGTAGGGTCCACTGCCCCCTTGCCCTTCTTCTTGGCCTTCTTCTCCTCGGCCTCGGCTTCGGCCTTCGCCGCCTCCTCGGCGGCGAGCTCCTCCGCCGTTGGGATGACTTCGAAGTCCATCAGCCCGAACTCGATGTTGTCGATGTTGACGGCCTTCTCGGTTCGCTTCTTCAGCACGTAGATCAGGATAACGAGGGCCTCGGCGCTCATCTTCCGGGCCTTGCCGAGCCACTCCAGGTACGTGCAGTCAGCGAGGTGCTCGATCCGCCGAGCCTCCTGGATGCTCGGATTGTCGAAGTCGAACTCCCACTGCTCGTCGTCGCTGATCTTGATGATGGGCATCAGACGGCAGTGTCGATCGACTGGTAGCTGAACTGGATCGTCGGGTCGGTGCCGTCGTCGAGGATGTCGAACGGCGCCGTGACCGTGAGGATGGCCGGGCCGTCGGTCTCCGGCGGCTCACCGTTGAACCGGATCGACGGGCAGATCACGTCGAGGAAGGCGTCGTAGCCCTCGGCGATCTGCACGCCAGTGAGGCTGAACTGCAGGGCCAGCGGGTCATCGCTACGGTAGGCGTTGTAGAGGTCGGTGAGGTTGGCGAACTCCACCTCGATCGAACCCGTGTACTTCCGGAAGGCGTTCATCAGCTGGTTCCGCTTGGTCAACGAGCCGAGGTTCTGTCGGTCGACGGCTAGGCCGTTCTGACCCTTGATCGACACCGTCTTGACCGTGCCGACGACCTCGGCCCCGTCGGCCACCGTCACTACGCCGTCGGTGGTGGTCGCCGTCCCGCCGAGCAGCAGCGCCCCGTCGGTGAAGGCCAGGACGTTGGCGCTGGGGGAGATGTAGCTGGCCGCGGTGTACTCGATGTCGACGGATTCGTCCACGCCGTCGAAGGTGGCGACGAGCTTGGCCAGGCCACCGGCCGTCACCGACAGCTCCCAGTCGGCGATCTTGCACCCGTTATAGCTGAACGCCTGGATGTCGCCCTCGATGGTTGGACGACCCGACTGCAACGACAGCGACAGTGCCGACGTGTCCCCGGGCGTGTGGACCTGGAGATAGGCGGCGGTGTCACCCTGCTGCACGGCGGTGGCCGACGAGCCGATCATGTTCTGGAGGATGATGCCGAGCTGCTGGTCGGTGACGTCGAGCTCGACCGGGCCCGTCACGTCGAACATGGCGATCCGTCGCCGGCCGGCCATCTCGAACGAGCTGCCGCTGAGGGCCTGGGACTGCACGGTCTTCTTGCTGCCCTTCACCTTGTCACTGGTGACCGGCAGCCACCGGGTCGGGGTCTGGAACGTACCGACCGTCTCCTCCTGGGCCAGGCCCCAGGTTGCTCCAAGTCCAGATCCGATGGTCATGACGTCTCTCCCTTGTGGGTGCGGGTGCGCTTCGGTGGGGCGGTGATTTCGTCCTCGGTCGAGGAGCCGGCCTGGTCGTCGTGGTCGACATCCGACGCAGTCGCTGCCGACGTCGACTTCTCGGCAGACTGGTCGACCGGGGACCAGATGGTCGGCTGGCAGCCGTAGCTGCTGGCCACCTCGGTGGGCACGGTCAACACGTCGTCAGCGAGGACCTTGCGAGTCGAGGGGAACCCATATCCGACGATGCGGTCAACGCCGGAGACGTTGCGGAACTTGGCCATGTGGATCTCCTATGAGGTGAGGCGGACGTTCGAGACTTCGACGGTGAAGGTGATGGCCATGCCGGTGCCCTTGCCGCCGAGCGGGCCCCATGCCGGGACGTCCATCCCCACGACCTGCCACGACCCCGACGGGGTGATCGACCCGCTGGCCTTCGGGTCGGACTGCAACTCGGCGAGCACGGCATCCCACATGGTGAAGGCGTCGGCCATCCGATCCATCGGGTCGTTCCCGCCGGCCAAGGCGCGGATCGTGCAGAGGATCCCGTACTCCTCGGACCGACGTTCGGCGCTGGCCGGCATCCCGGCCCAGTCCTGGTGATACCCGGCGAGCAGTTGGCCGGCCTCGTTGCCGATCATAAGGAAGTTCTGCTCGGGCTTCGTCCCGGCGGGGATGCCCGTGTAGACCAGGATGTTCAGGTCCGGGAGGGCATCGGCAACGGCCTGGAAGTGGCCCTGGAGGACCCCCACTGCCCCCGGCACGGTCGACGTGAGCGTGGTCATGCCAGGGACGGGAATCGTCGGTTGGGCTGGAGCAGCTCCCGGGTGCGTCCAGGGACAAAGAAGCCGACGAACGACCCCGTGGGCGTGTTGTCGTCGGGGTCGATCGAGACTGAAGTGCTGAGCCCGGGCGACTCCGCCGTGCGCTGGTAGTTCACCCGGAGCATCTCGAGCGTCGCCTCGTAGACGTTGTCGGGGACCACTTGCTGGCCGGCCGAGTACCAGATGTGAACAGACTGGAGCGTGTCGGGAAACCCCTGTACCCCGCCGCCGGCAGTGCGCCGGACGACTCGACCGCGGCGGACGTCCACCATGGCCGAGTAGAGCTGACCCTGGTCTGGCGAGGCGACGACCGCCAGCGGCCACTCGATCGGGCCGTTGTACTCGCTGATGGCCTGGACCGTGAGGAGTGGTGACGTGCCCATGCCGACCGACGGCCGGTGGTTGAGCTGGATGAACGTCGACCCGCCGTCGTACCACTCCTCCCACTGCTGGGGGATGATCGGGCCGGCCAGCTGCTCGATGATCGGGCGGGCCGCACGGATCCACCGGAGGATCTTGGCGTCGTTCGCCCGGTCGCTCGCCGGCATGTTCAGCACGTCCTTGGCGTCGGCCACCGAGACGAGCTGCTGTGGGCCGGACGTCGACGTCAGATTGGCCTCGATGGCGATCGACAGGTATCCGTCGTTCGGGTAAGTGAACTGGCCGCCGCTCTCCGGCGAGACGACCAGTGAGCCCATGTAGAGGTCGGCGACCGCCGTGTCCGGCGACTCCCAGGCGTACTCGATCTCGCCGGCAGACGGATCAGTGATCTCGACTGCGGCGTTGACAGCCGGGGAGGACGACGAGAGATTCCGGATCACGAGCTGCACCGAGGCGCCGGTGAGGTCGACCACGTCGCCGTTCTCGTCGAGGACGGTGGCGGTGAAGATCGGGAGGGTGTCACCCTGCTTGATGATGAAGTCGTAGGCCGTGGCCATCAGATGAACCACAACTCGATTCCGGGCAGCGACTCCGAGGCGTTGAGGATGATCTCCGTCACACCGGTCGGGAGCGGGAGGACGGCGAAGGCCACACCGGATACCGGGGCGATGGGGGCCCCGGTGTCGCCGGAGTCCAGGTTGGTCCGGTAGGTCACGGTGACGGCGGGGGCCTGGCCGAGCAGGATGGCCACGGCCACCGCCCCCGACGGCGGCAGGGTGAACACGTTGTCCCCGCTCGAGAGCGAGGCGTCCGTGATCTGGCCCACGGTGTTCGAGCCGGTCATGGTGACCGGGCCGAGCACCTTCTCACCCGAGACCAGTCCGGCCGACATCCCACCGAGGGTCAGGGTGCCGGACACGGACTACTCGCCCCAGTTGCGGGACGCCGTCTTCGTCGCCCCGGCGGTCTTCCTGGCGGCGACCTTCTTGGCAGGGGCGGCCGCCTTCTCCCCGACCTCGCCGGCTGGGGGATGATCGGGCCGGGGCTCCCTTGCGGGCTCCTTCGCCGCCTCGCCGCCCTCCGGCACCACGGTCAGGTCGGGGTTCTCCTCCCGACTCTCGCCGACGATGGCCGCCAGGTGGGCGACAACGACCCGGAGATGACCTTCGACGTCACCGCCGAACGAGTCACCATGGAACTCCTGGCGGTCGGTAGGGCGGGCGGTGACCTCCTCATCCATGCGGGCGATGAGTCCCTTGGCCTGGACGAGGTAGTCGTGGGAGGTGGGCATGGTGCTCCTATCGGGTTTCGTGGGTGATGCGGCGATCGACGACGGCCCGCTCGTAGAGGTCGGGGCGCTCACGGGTCTGGGGCGCCTCTACGGGAGGCTCCGGCGTTTCGGTTGGGTCAGGCTGGTCGGGCATCGTTCCTCCCCATGTGGTGATGCACCACGGCCGGGAAGTGCCAGTGATGGGTGTAACCGGCGGCCCGTAGGCTGCCCGGCCGGAGCGTGACAGTCGGGGTGCCGTCGACCCGGTCCCCGGCGATGTGGTCGCAGAGGTTGTGCCAGTCCCGGAGCTCCTCGCGAAGCGAGGACACGGCATCAGGACAGGCAGCGATGATCTCGGCCGAGAATCGGGTGCATCCGAGGGTGTTGGCCCACGCCTCCATGCACTCCCAGTGACACATGTCGGCGTAGGGGAACGCACACCAGGGCTCCGGGCACGTCGCCAATGAGGCGAGCACGTCGGGCCGACAGACCACGTCGTGCTCAACGATCAGGAACGTCCCGCCGTCCGCCCAGACGTCCCGGAGTAGACGCCAGTAGGCATGAGGGTCGGCACCCACGTCGTACCATTCGGCGTCGGCCGGTGCTGCCTCCTCGGTCTCACGGTGGCGGTGGGTGAACGGGATGATGACCCGCACCTCCAACTCCCCGGCCCTCGACGGGCCGGGGAGCGGAGCCGCGGAGGTCACGACAGGAAGACTGCCGGGACCTTGGCCGACGCTGCGCCCGACGCCAGGGTCAGTGTCGACGGCGCCGTCGCTCCCACGGCCGAGCCGGTGGTGGCGGCAAACAGCGGGGTGTTGGTGAACCACGCCCCCTGAGCGGCAGCGGCGCACGTCGCCGAGATGAGCGACGGGACGGTCGATGCCGTCACGCTCACGGCCACGTAGATGTAGCCGTACGGGGCCATGGCCGGCGTCACGATGACCGGCGCCGGCAGGGTGAAGGCCACAGTTCCCGATGCACCGATGGCGGTGGTCGTTCCGTCCACGGACTGCGCACCGGCGATCGCCGCCGTGGTCAGGGCGCCGGTGTACAGCGCTGCCCACTGGTGGGTCGGGGTGCTCGCAGAGGTGGCGCCGGTGCGGACCGAGATGGTCGAGATCTCGTCGCCGATCTCGACCGGCACGGCGACCAGGGTGATCTCGCCGGACACAAGCGCAGCGGCCTGGTCGGCGAGGTTGCCCAGGAACGGGATCTCCAGGTTGGAGCGCACGGAGATGTTCCCCTGTGCGCCGTTGGACGCCAGGCCGGTGGCCTTGGCGAAGGGATAGGTCAGCGGGAAACGCCCGCCCACGAGGTCACCGGACATGGTGACTCCTTTCGATTGGTTGAGGTGGAGTGAATCGGTGAATCAGGTCGGAGGTGCCGCCCCGTGGGACCGGAGTCCCACGGGGCGGACCCGGGGATCAGAACAGCAGGGTGGAGACGGAACCCTGCGGGGCGGCGAAGCCGGAACCGGTGGCGATGGCGATGGACTGTCCGTACCTCGCCAGGAAGGCGAAGTAGTTGTAGACCTGGAACCGGACGCCGAGAGATCCCGACAGGACCTCCCGGTAGACCGCAGTCCGCAGGTCACCCTTGAACAGCCACATGTCGTCCCACAGGGCGGCGATGGCGACGTCCTGGCTCGACCCGCCACCGGAGGTGTCGTTGGTCGGCACGTTGTCGTCCACGTACACCGGGGCGCCGAAGTTGGTCGTCCCCGACAGGCCCTCGGCGGGCAGCTCGGCGAGCATCTCGGCGGGGATGTTGTACGGCGACCCCTCCTGCGAGTTCACCAGCGGGCGGCCGTTGGTGTCGAGCGACGTGGCGTACCAGAACCACCGACGACCGTTGAGGACGAACTTGAGGTTCGCCAGGTCGAAGCGGTTGCGGGCGATCTGCGACGCCATGACGCCGAGCACCGACACGAAGTGCTGCCCCGTGGGGGATCCGTCCGTGTAGGTGACTGCGTTGGCGCCCCAGTTGTTCGCCGGGTACAGGCCCTGGATGTGACCGCCGGCCAGCTGCCCGGTCCCCACCCCGTCGCCAGCGATCACCTGCTGGTCGACGAACTGGTTGTAGGCGGCCATGAGGTCGGTCGTGATGACCTCATCGGTGATCCCGTTGGGCGACTGCTCGAGGAGCTGCAGGGCGACGTCGGACTGGCCGGCGGCCGTCTTGACGTTGGCCTGGACGAAGGTGTCCGACCAGTCCTGCGACAGCACTCCGGAGTTGTCGGCCGTCTGGTACCCGACCGCAGTCAGGTTGGCCAGCTTCGGGATGTTGATGGAGTCCGTGCCCGGGGGCAGGTCCAACTGGCGGCACAGGTCGGCGGCCACCGAGTGGGCGCGCAGCCCGGGGATGTACTCCTCGGGGATCCACAGGGGCGGCACGAAGTATCCGCCGTAGCCGTCGGTCCGTCCGGGCTCGACCCGCTGCTCCACGGGGTTGTAGTTCGCCCCCTGGTGGAACGGGTTGATGCCCCGCAGGCTTCCGCCCCGGGAGTCCGGGGTGTCGAGCGCTGCCCGGGCCCGGGCCTGGGCCGCCTCGACCCGCCTCGGGATCTCGACGTCCATCTCCTGGGCGTGTCGGGTCAGGCGAGCGAGGGACTGGTCCCGGGTCGTGGTGGCGAAGGTGACGCCCTCGACCTGGGTGATGGCGAGGTCCCGGTAGTACGAGATCCCCTCCATGCCTCGGCCGTTGTCCCGGCGGTAGGTCAGGGGCTCGGAGGTGACCACCGGGACGCCCCGGTGTGCCTTGGCGGCCTCGGCCCGACGGCGGACGATGTCCTCCTGGTCGGCGATCCGCAGGTCCTGCTCGCTGATCTCGGCCTTGCGCTGGTCGGAGTCGGCCTTGAACGCGGCCTCGGCCGAGCGGTAGAGCTCGATGGCGGCCTCGTCAGGACGCTGGGCCTCGTCGGCCGAGTTGCGGCGCTCCTCGAAGGAGGCACGCTCGGTCTCGCGGGCGGCGACGAGTTCGGACCAGGCGTCGACCATGGTCGTGCGCTGCTCGTACAGCTTGTCGAGGAGCGTGGGCTCCGTGGTGGTGGGAGGCATGGTGCCCCCTTTCTTGGGTGGGCGCGCCGGAACGGCGGGCAGTGGGTGGTTGTCTGCCCGGGTGGTGCCGCTCACTCGGCGACGGTGGTGCCGCCCGGAGGCGGTCCGGCGGTCGTCGATTGGGGTCCGGCGCGGGTTGCTGCACAGAAAGCCCAGGGCTACGTGTGACGGTGCTGGGCGCACCTGGTGGCGGGGGCCGGAATCGAACCGGCGACCTCCTGGGTATGAACCAGGCGAGCTACCGCTGCTCCACCCCGCTCAGGGTTAGAAGTTGGACTGGACGACGAAGCCGGTGCCGCCGGCCACGCAGATACCCGACGGGTACCTGTTCGTGATGGCAGCTGCGCGGTTGTGCAGCTGGAGGCGGACGGAGAGGGCTCCGGATCCCGGATCCCGCATGACGGCCGTGGTCGGCTGGGCCTCGAAGAGCAGTAGGTCACTGGGGCGGAGACAGATCATCTCGTCCTGGTTTCCGCCGGCACCGAGGTTGGCCGGGAGCGCCTCGTTGCCGAAGAGCGGGAAGCCGAGCAGGCCGCCGAGGGGATCCGGCGTCTCGGAATCCGATCCCATATAGAAGGGGCTCGGCAGACCAAAGGGAAGGCCGGCGGTGTCCTCCTGGGTCGTGAACCATGCCCAGCGGGCCGTACGGGCCATCCACGCCTCCGGCGGGCGGTTCCGTCCATTGGCCAGCTGAGCGACCGTCTGACCGAAGATGGGGTACATCTCCGAGCCCGACGGGCTGCCGTCGGTGTAGGCGACCGGAGTGCCGACGTTGGCCACCCCCAGGATCTGGTTCATCGCTATACCACCGCCGACGAGCAGCTGCGTCTCCAGCTGGGCGTCGTAGGCCGACGAGAGGTCGGCAAAGATGGCGAAGTCCAGATGGGCTCCGGTCGGGCTCTGCTCGAGCGACTGGACCGAGACATCGGCGTGACCCGACAGGGTGACCACGGTGGAGGACCCAGGGGCATCCGTGATGTCCTGGCTGGGGTCAGCCTGGAGATCGGCGACGGGCTGGACCGCAGTGCCGGTCTGGATGATCGGGAGGTTGACCGAGGAGCACCCCTGGGGCAGTGCGAAGGTGCCGGGGATCAGCGAGGCGAGGATCCGGTCCGGGCGGGGAGCGGTGGCGAAGAGCTGGTTGAGCCATGCCGGTGGCGCCAGGTACCCGCCCTCCCCGTCGGTCCGGTTCGGCTCGACCCGGTACTCGATCTCACCAGACCGGAGCGACCGGAGCGACCGGGCGTTCTGCTCCTTGGAGATCACGTCCATCTCCTGGGCGTGGCGGCGCAGCCGGCCGGCTGCGCCGTCGACCCGGTCCCGGAGGATCAGGTCCCGGTAGAACGAGTCCCGTCCCCACCGCGAGTAGGTGAGCGGCTCGGAGCGGACCTTGACCGTGGCTCCCTGGCTGGACTCGACCATCCGGGCACGGAGTCGCATGTTGGGGCCGCCTCGACGCTCGAGCGGGCCGGCGTTCTTGGACTCCTTCACCGGCTCGTAGGTCGTCACGGAGTAGACGGGCTCCGGATCGCCGGTGAAGGCCACGGTGCCGTCGTCGTCCATCGTGTAGCTGATCTGGTAGGTCCCCTCATACGACGAGTAGACGACCCACGTGTCCGTGAAGTCGAGGACGTAGGCGTAGTAGTAGCCGCCCTGGTCGTCGCCAGCGAGGAGCACCTCGAGTGCGCCTTCCAGCACGTCTTCCTTCTGGCCGTTGGTCATCGTGTCGGTCATGCCGCACCCCTTCGAGGTCCGTGACGGAGTGTCTCCAGGGCAGCCCTGGCCTCATCGCCGTAGTCGGGCAGAACGAGGGCACTGGCGGTCGGGGGCACCAGCGCCGGCTCGAGGTCGCCGGTGTCCCCGTCGGGGTTCGCCGTGTCGAGGACGGTCGAGATCCCGGCCATGCCGGCGTCCACGGCGGTGTCGATGTCCTGGAGCGCACGGACGATGCCGGGGATGTCGGCATCGTCGGCAGCGTGGAGCGCCTCGAGGGCCTTCTGCAGCTCCTCTGAGTTGGCCGCCGAGAGGACCTTGCCCTCCCGCAGCTGGCGGAAGAGTGCGGAGCGTCGCAGGAGAATCACCATCGGGATGCCAGACGGATCCTCGGTTCGGCCCGTGACCCGCTGCCGCATCGACACCGTCCCGCCAGTGGTCGGGTTGGCCCCGTAGTTGACGAGGGACACGTCGCCCTTGTCCAGGCTGACCTCGTTGATCCACCGCCGGTCGTACTCGTCGTTCCACTCCTGGCGCATCACCCGGAAGGCGAACGACATCTCGTCCAGGTCGCCACGGTCGACGGCCGAGCGCATCGCCTGGACGTACATGTTGGTCGGATCGAGCAGGGCCTCAGAGTGCAGCCCGGTGATCCCGTAGATGGGACTCTTCGTGCCGTCGGTCTCTTCGGAGAGCTTCAGGGTCCCCGGCTTGGTCCGGGCCAGCGTCATGCCCTGGTGGTTGAGCAGGAACGCCACGTCCGCCCCTTCAGACAGGGTCTTGCCGAACGCCCCGGAGCTGACCGACTCGACCCAGGGGCCGAGCCAATCCTCCATCTCGTACTCGGTGTCGGTGGTCGAGGCGAAGCCGGTGAAGCGAAGGTTCGTCCCGCCGGTGCCATTCGGGACCTCCCGCAGCTCGAACTTGGGGCCCGTGGACACCCGGGACTCCGGAACGCCACGCAGCTCGCCACGGATTGCCGTGGCCGGCGGTCGATGGCTCAGCTCGTCGGCGTTGTTCTCGCCTGTGCCCGTACCGCCGCACTGTGGGCATTCGACATCCGAGTCATTGAGGCTGACCGTCCCCTCACCGTTGCAACGGCTGCAGTCGTTGTCGGATGCGGCACGGGTCTCGTCCGGCGGCGTGGCAGATTCGAGTTCGGGCACGTCTTCCTCCTTCACGCCGGCATCCTTCAGGTGAGCGGCGAGGTGCTTCCAGACGCCCTCTCGGTCGGCGTCAGGAATCGTGGTTCCGGTCCGGGCCCCGTTGAGGATCCCGATGCCGGTTGAGCAGGCGAGCGTCGAGGCGGATCCGGGCAGGCCGGCGTCGGAAACGAAGTGGTGGATGAACTTCCACGCCGACTTCGTGGTGGGGTCGGCATCGTCGCTGTCGTCGACCCAGGCGAACGTGTCGTCGCCCGCCGTGGTGGTCAGCGGAGTCTTGAGCTTCTTCTCCTGGGCCGGGCCATCCCACGTGCCATCGTCGGTCGCTGTGTGGTGAACGGGGGTGGCGGGCATCGTGACCTCAGTTCGCCTTGTCCCCGCCCTGGCCGACAGCAGCCGGCATAGGCGACGAGTTGAGTGGCTGGCTGTACGACGGATCGTCCGGGGCGACGGGCGGCAGATGTTCGGCCGCTCGGATCTCAGCGTTGTTCATGGCCCCGATCACCCGGGCGACCTGGTAGGCGGCCCACCGCTGCAGCGTGTCGCCACGGAGACGCTCGGACAGGTCGAAGGTGACGAACTGGCCAGGCGGCAGCCAGCTGGTCAGCAGGTCCTCCCAGCGGCACAGCCAGATCAGCAGCGTGTTCCGGACGTAGCCGAGCTCCTGCTGCTCGATGCCGGCACCCCACGACGTGTCCTTGGTGACCATGCCGATCATGTGGGGCGGGACCCGGTAGATCATCCCGGAGATAGCCGAGGCGCTGAACTGCATCTGTTCGATGAACTGGGCGTCCGCCATGTTCATCGTGATGGGCTGGAACGTGGCCCCACCGGTGAGGACAAGAGGAAGGTGCGACTTGTTGATCCCCTGGTTCGACTCGAGGAGGGCCTGCTTCATGGCCTTGGTCTCTTCGGGGTCCAGGTCGCCCGGGACGTTGACCACGCCGTCGGGGCGGGCCGAGTTGGCGAAGAATGCTCCGGAGTAGAGGTCCTGCGCCCGGGCCACTCCGAGCATGTTCCGCATGTACTCGATCGGGTTGAGCCCGATCAGACCCTCTGGAAGCGACAGGGCCATGGCCCGGCTCACCTCGTCGGGCGGGACCGGCTGGTTCCAGTAGCGGACCTCGATCGAGCCATCGCTGAGCCGGCGGACCCTGGCGTGGTCGGGGTGGACCAGCTGCACCTGAGACGGATACTGGAGCTTGCCGTCCCGGGCCGTGATCTTCCCGTAGACGTTGCCCCGGAGGAGGAGAGATGCGGTGCCCTGGGTGATGAAGTCCCGGCGGCTGATCTCCGGCCACGGCTGCTGGATGACCGACGAAGGTTCCATCTCGACGGTCGTACCGGCCCCGGTGAGCTTGTGCTGGCGGATCGGCAGCGTGGCGATCGAGTCACAGATGAGCGACACGGAGCTGTAGACCGAGGCCAGCTGCAGCGCTGTGTGCTCGGAGACGACGACCCCGGCGGTCGACTGGCCGAGCTGGCCGTTGGTCGGCGGTGTCGTCGATCCCCAGGGCTGGAGTGGGTTGGCGCCGCGATGCTCGAACTGGCGATCGCGGGTGAGGATCTGCATGACTACTCGTCAAGCTGGGCGAAGGCGACGTTCTCTCGGGGGATGAACACCTCACCGGCCATCGTCGTCGCCGGCCCCTCGGCATTGAGCAGCTGCGCGGCCCGGAGAACGATGCCGTCGTCCATGGTCTCCCACAGCGATCCGTCGATCGAGTCTCCGTTCTTCAGGTGGACGATGATCCGCTTCCGGAGGACGGTGCCGATCCACTCGTTCGGCTCGGCCTGGACCCGCTCGACCTCGGCCAGCTTCTCGCTCAGCCCGTCGACGGTCTCCTGGAGATCGTCGATCGCTGCATCGTGGTAGGCGCGGCTGACCTTCGGTTCGAACATCTGCGACCTCCCGGTCAGTCAATTGCGTTCAGGTTGATGACTCGGGACCTGTTCTTCGGCCGGCGGGTGTTGCCGAAGAGCGCCAGGGTGGCGGCCACCAGCGGGGAGATGTCGACGTCCGATGTCTTACGGTGCCAGGCCCACGCCTCGCCGAGCGGACGGGATCGGGCGCCATCGACCGCTTCGGTGAGATCCGAGGTCCCGAGGTGGCGGAGCCGGCCGTCGGCCACTGCGTCGAAAAAGATCCCGCAGGCTTGGGCGTACTCCTTGGACGAGACAACCAGGAGCCGGGAGTCACCGTTCGGCTTCTTGCCGACGGCCTCCTCGACTTCGGTGACCAACGAGCTGGCCGGACCTGCTGCGTCGCAGAGGACCTCCCACGTCTTGTGCGCCTTGACGAGCTCGCCGAGTCGACTGGCCACCCACCCGGTGCCGCGCCGGTTCTCGATCGTCTCGATGTGGGGCAGCCCGTCTGACCGATCACCGCAGACCGAGATGGTGGTCCGGGAGCGGTCAGGGGTGATGTCGAAGGCGAAGCACAGCGGGTCCTTCGGCTTCGACTCCTCGTCGATCCCGTCGGACCAGTCGTCGGGGTCGATTACCCGGCCGGTCGAGTGATCCGTGCGGGGCCAGTCCCCCACTCCCAGTCGCTCCACGGCGTACCCCCGAAGGTTGGAGGCGAACTCTCGCCGTTCGTTGGCGATGTACTCCTCCGAGATCCTGATTCCCATTGCGGGGTTCGCCCGGGCCCACGCCTCCGGATCCTCAGCCGAAGCGATGGTGACCTCGCCCAGGTTGTCGAACGCTGACCACTCGGCGTAGAAGAGCGACGGATCGTCACCCTTCAGGCCGCGCTCCCGAACCCTGGCGAGGACCAGGCCGTGCTCGTGGATTTCCTGGTCGACGGCGGAGCCGGTGTACCAGATCTGCGGGTTGGGCCGTGCGGACAGGGTCGGAAGCACGGCGCCCATGAACGAGTCAGGCACGATCATCGCCTCGTCGAGGATCAGACAGTCGCAGGTGAACCCTCGACCGCCGCCCTTCGTCCGGGTGCGGAACCGGATCCGGTGGCCATTCTTGAGCTTCACTCCTTCGGACCCGTGCGAGCGGGAGATGCCGTTGCGGGCGAGCCGCTTGCTCAAGCTCGGCGTGCTCTCGATGAGTGCGACCAGTCGCTCGAACGCCTCCTGCGAGGTGTCGAACTGGTGGGCCGAGTGGATGATGAGCCGCTCCTCGAGGAGGAACAGGCCGGCCAACTCCCGGGCCTCGAGGATCCCGCCCTTCCCATTCTGGCGAGGCACAACGATCCCGACACCGAACGCCGCCCACTTCCCGTCGGCCCGCTCGGACAACGAGCACTCGAGGGCGAACTGCTGCCACGGATCGAGGTCGAGCCCGGCGATCGCCGCCAGCTCGACCGCCTCGGCACCGGTTGACGACACCGCCGGTGGCGTCGAGAGGATCCTAGGTCTTTGCGCTCCCAGCAAGCCGGGCCTGCCGTCGAGAAGAGAGGTCATCCAGCCGGTCCGCCCCTTCAGGTGCCGGCGCCAGTTCTCGCAGCCGGTCGAGCGAGTCGATGAGCACCCGGGCGCACATGGACTTCGACGTCGCCGAGTTGTACGGGTTCTCCATCTCGGTGGCCATGGCGATGGCCGATGCTGCGATGGCCGAGTCGGCCACCTCGGGTGCCCGCCGGCGGATCTCGTCCAGGTCGTTCTCGATGGCTTCGACCAGTCGGGTGTGCGACGAGTTCTCAGGGAGACCGGTGAAGAGTTGGCCGGCGGTCGTGGCCGACATCTCCACCATTACCCGGCTGCCGAACTTCCCGAATACGCTCACGACCCGGCCGCCGGCAGCGTAGAGATCAAAGGCGAGCTCCGGTGTCTCCGGCTTGGGTTTCAGCTGTGGCTTGGGCTTCAGTGAAGGCCGCTTCCTACCAGCTGCGGGAGTGGCGGGCTTCGGTGCCGGCTTGGTGGGCTTGGCGCTTTTTGCGGGCGGCTTTGTGGGCCGACGTTGCCCGGTTGCACTTCCGGTGCTCCGGGCCCGTGTAGACCGAGCGGTCGGTGTCGTTGTGGCCGAGGTCCCACGGCGTGCCCGGGGCGATCCACTTCCCGCAGCGGGCGCAGCTGACTTCGCCATGTTCGACCTTCCCGGCCCACACCTTGCGGAGTCGCTGGTGCTCGGTCCCGTAGCCACGTGTAGAGGTGTTGATTCGGCGCTGATCCCGTGCCCGTTTGCGCCTGCTGACCTGCGGAGATGGCAT